GCACCGCGAACTGCCGGTTCAATGCCTCGTCGGTTGTGCGCAGGTTGTGCCATTTGGACTGCCGCGGCGTGAGCATCGAGTCCATGACCGAGGCGAAGCGGTCCAGGGCGATCTGGGGCCGGGAGTCGAAAATCTTCTGCGACTTCTTCTCACCATCGGTGCGGGCGCCCAGGAAGCCGATCTGCCGCGGGAGCACGCGCTCGGCGATCTCCTCCCAATGGGATTCCCAATTGCCACGGGACCCCTTGAGGGAGTTGTACCGGTGGCACATATCTTCGATTTTGCTCATGGTGTGTTCTCAGTATCTCGGATCACGGTTGCCGAGTTGTCCGAACAAGAAGACCCCCGAGGGTCGATGGCTCGTGAACCTGACATACGAGCCGAAACCCTGCAATGCTACCAGCAGGGTTGAAAACCCAATGCCTTGGACCGCTACGGCACGCGCTGAGATGGTCATATCCGAGTCACCGTGACAGTGGTGCCGACCTCACCGATCGTCTGGTCGACGGCACCGGCCGCGCGCGAGGTCGGGGTCACGGTGAGCGGGTTACCGGCGCGCAGACCATGGACGAGGTGAAGCTCGCTGATCCAGTCGTACATCTGGCGGAACTCGGCGTCGGACAGTGCGCTGCCAGGGATCGAGAGGATCAGGTTGTCGAGGGTGTGAGCGTGCAGGATGTCAGCGACAGCGAGGTACGTGTCCAGGGTCAGCGCCACATTGTCCAGCGCATGCGCGTGCATGATCTCGGCGATCACCAGGCTGATGCCGCCCAGCGTCAGCGTCACCCCATCCAGCGCGTGCCCATGCGCCATATCCGCTGCCGCCAGATCGGTCTGACTGGTCAGCACCACGGCATCCAGGGTGTGCGCGTGTAGCAGGTCGGCCACAGTCAGCGACGTAGCCCCGGTCGTCGACAGCGTGACGTTATCCAGCGCATGGGCGTGCAGGCTGTCGGCGACGGCAAGCGCAGTGCCGGTGGAGAGGGTCGACGCGTCCAGCGCATGCCCATGCGCCAAATCAGCGACAGTTAGCGTGACGCCTATCGACAGTGCCGCGTTGTCCAGTGCGTGCGCGTGCGCTGCGTCCTGTGCCGCCAGGGTGACGGTGCCACCACCAGCCGATACCGGAACCCATATGGTCTGGGGGGCGAATATCTGCCATGGGTTTTGCACCAAATCCATCGCGGATGCACGCAAGTCTCGCGGAAACACGGCAACGCCGCCCACCTCATGCGTGCTCGTCCGGTAGCCTGACCGCTCGTAACCTAGCAGGGCAACGAGACTATCTAAATTGCGCCAACCTCCCGTGTGAGCACTTGAGTGAGAATAAATAACCCCGTTGCGATTTAAGACGATCCACGTTGTGGCCCCATCCCAACCAGCGACAATCGTCAATTTGTCGCCCAAGGCATATTCGTCGGAACTGGGCTGTAAGTCGTAGTACCCTGTTGGCGTAATCGCGGCTGTGTTGTTACCCGCACGCCAATAGATAAATGTCCTACCCACATCTGATGCCTCGACGGATAAATTAAACCCGCCGTAATATTCACCCTCCGGCAGCCATGAAACGACAGCAGGATAAGAACTAGTCGGCAACGCCGCCGCAGTTAGGCGTGCAACCACAGTCACTCCCGGCCAATTTAAGGTGGCTGGATTTAATGTACGGCCTGTCAGCCTATTGTTTGCTGCGTAGTCGCTGGAGTGGTAGGCAAGGCCTGATGGAGTGACTGAATGGGTGAGCGCACCTTGGTGGGTGAACCGACCTAGATTCCCCCCATTGCCAGTTAAATCATGCGGGAGCCACGCGATGACGGCGTCGGAGTACGCATCCGCAAGTCTGCCAGCCTCCTGCGGCTGGCGATCCCACGGCGCAGCGTATTGAATCAGCGCCATGACGCCTTACCGAACTTTCGCGTTCTTGCTTACCGATGTGCTTGACGCGCTGAAACTGATACCGCTTATGAACTCGCCCTGTCCATCGCTCGGCCAAGTCGTGCCGCCGTCAGTGGAGCGTTGCAAGTAGATCGATACCGTTCCGGTTGCAGACGATCCGGGGGCCGCAGTCCATGTGATGTCAGAACCAAGATATTTGTTGGTGCTATTGTCAACGCTGGTTGCGTTGCTGTAAGACGCCGTGGACACGCTTACCGCGCTGATGTGCGCCGTCTCCGTCGAGAAAGTCAGCGAACCATCAGATGCAAACTTGAATGTGATGTCCTTGACCGTCACAGTCACCGATACACCTGTGCCGTTGTAGGCTTGATAGCGATAGCGGACTCCAAGCATGGTTAGCCCTGCGCAATCAGGTCAATGGCCGAATCAACGGCAGTTTGCACGGTCGCATCATCCGCTCCGGTGATCTGCGCAGCCGTAGCAAGACGATTCTTCGCAAGCACAGCCCATGTGAGCTTTTCAGCGGCAGCGCCGGGGTTATCCAGCGTTCGCGCCGCCCAAATGATGCGGTTTGCGTGGTTTGGCGTGTTCACAGCTTCGGCGCGGATCGTGTCGCAAGCAACAACGGCGGCAACGCGTATCTTGTTCTTTAGGCCCGCACCGCTTGCCGTGGTGGCGATGGTCAGAAGTTCGTCGTATGTAGCCATGTCGCCCCCTTAGCTTGGATCAGCCACTTCGTCATCAAACGCCGGTGTGTTGACCGTGTTCGACCCGTTGGCCGTCAGCGCCTGACTGGTGCAGGTCGTGACCCAGCGCAGCGTGGTGTCGCCGCTCTTGGTACCGGCGATGTGCGTGGCCGTGCCGCTGGCGTCGATCAGGACACCCGACTGCGCCGCCACCGTGAGCTTTCGCCCGCTGGTGTCGCCGTTGGCGATCGTGAAGTCACCGTTACCATTGCCCGGGGTCACAGCCACATCGGCCAGTGAGTAGGTGCTGGTGGCCTCGGCGTAGGTTGTCGGCTGTGCAGAACAGATGTTGATCTCGTCGCAGTCGGCGAGATAGGCCAGCATGGCATCCATTGCCGCGTCAATTACGAATTTAGCCACGGGTCACCGCCTTTTGCTTGTGGGACATGGGCTGCACGTCCAGGGTTGTTGGGTCAATCGGTGCGGCTTGCGCATCGGGAGCGCCGACCTCCTTGGCCCAACCGCTTTTGATGAAATACGCGGCATCTGCGTCCGGGACTGTGAAGATGTCGCCCTTCTCGAACCGCTCGCGGCCGTGCAGAAAGGTGGTGGTGCATTCGATTCGCATGTGCTCTCCTATGCGGCAATCACCGCGAGTTTAAGCCCCGGGGTGATCGCACCGAAATACTCGGTCGACCCCGCAAGCATGGGCATGTGGTTGGTTGTGGCCGTGGGGTTGGTCCCGAAGACGATGTGACAATCGGCATCGGTGTGCAACCGGATGAACAGTGTCCGGTCGTCGAACTCTGCACTTTGGGTGCTGGTGGTGAACGAGAGCTTCTGCATGGCTACGGCCGGCTGCATGCCGACCTGCAACTGCGCCCCGGACTCACTGTTCCCGCTGGCCTGGAACTCCGTGATGTAGAGGCTGGCCACACGTCATCCCCCCAGGAGCTTCTTGGTGGCGGTCATGGGGGTGGTGGCCTGCTCCTCGGTGCTGGTGAGCATCGTGGCCGCGCGCCCGCTGGCGGCTCGGGCCTTCATGCGCTGGGCGTCCGAGGCCGCCTGCACCGCGGGGGTGGCGACTGTTGGTGTTACCGCAGCGGCGGCTGGAATTTTAGGTTTGGAGCCGAAGAGTCCAGACATGGGCGCACTCCTTCAAGTTGAGGCGAATATATCATACTCGCTGTCTGCGACCATACCCCGCATCCGGTTCACCCGGCGCGCAGTCGCTGCGTCCATGCGACTCACGGGCTCTGCGAACGTGAGCGCCAGTGCGTCACCATCGTCGGGGCTGGCCAGCCCGCGCTTCTTCATCGCGTCCTTGGACTCCAGCTTGATCTGCCCCTTGAGGTGCAGTGCGTACTCGGGGCCGGTGAGGTCGTCGATCAGCGACTCCTCGTTGTCGATGCACCCGTGCATCAACCAGTCGCGCATCTCGCCCCACATCTCGGCGCGCCGGTTGAGGTACTTCTCCTCGTCCCGGGCCTTCTCGCCCGACTGCACCTCGATCACCCGGTAGCCCAGCATCTTGAGTCGGTCGACCACGCCCCCGCCGACTCCGCCACCGTCAACGAACACCGCATCGGGCTTGAGCCGCTCGATGGTGGTGGCCGCCTCGGTGGCCAGGTCCATGGTGTTCTTGCCCCGAAACCGCATGGGCTTGATGGTCCTCGCGTCCCGGCCGCGCCGGAACCGGAACACCGACTCGTCGTCTCCGAAGCGCGCGACGTCGATACCCATGGTCAGCGGTGCACCATCGTCAGGCACCAGTTCCCTCTCGGCCGCGTAGCTCACCACCTCACGTCCAATGAACTGGTTCGAGCCGGTGCGCGGGAACTGACCCTTGACCTCGATGCGGGTGACGTCGTGGTCCTCGCCATACTTGTCCGCGATGCGCTGGTAGACGTTCTTGTCCACGCCCTCCACGGTGCGACTGTCCACGTACCGCGCGTCCCAGAACGCCCGGTCCTTGTGGAAGGCATCGAAGAACCTGCCGGTGTTGCGCCGCGGGTTGCTGATGGCCAGCCACAGGCGCAGCGGGGCCATGTCGGTGAAGAACCCCTCGGTCACCTGCCAGATCGGGTCCGGGATACCGCTGGCCTCGTCGAACTGCACCATCATGCCGATCTGGCTGTGCGCCCCGGCGAACGCATCCGGGTTCTCGGCTGACCACGACTGGGCATCGACGTAGTAATACTGGGTGTCCATCTTGAGCTGCTGCTCCACCAGGTCCGCGAACCACTTGGTCGGGCGCATGGACATCGACGACTTCTCGAACCAGTGCCGGTTGATCGACATCGTGTGCCACTTGCCGAGTTCGGCCATGGTCCTGGAGCGCAGCTGCGTCTCCGTGTTCGCGGTCACGATACTCGTGCTCCCGATCCAGCACGATGCGACCCACAGGTCGAGCATCGAGAGCCAGGCGCTCTTGCCGATCCCCCGACCCGAGGAGATGGCCAGGTACAGCGGAGACCCCGGTAGCCCGATGCGGGCCTTCTCGATGTCCGTCTGCAGGTGGTCGCTGATCCTCTTGAACTCATCGATCTGCCAGGTCCTGGGTCCCTCGACCCTCTCCAGCGGCGTACCCTTCACGCCCCAAGGGAACGCATACCGGACGAACCCCTCGGGGTCGTAGCGGAACCCCAGGAGCGTGGTGATGAGGTCCTGCTCCCCGACGAGCGGGGACGAGTTACGGGGTGCTGCCACGAGTGAGTTTCTTGAACGAGCCGGGCCCGTGATCCTGATCGTACTCCTCGGCTACGCTCCCTTCCAGGTTCCCCCACTCACCAACTTCCACGAGTGTGGCTCGCAGGCGTTCGATGATGTCGGCGGCTTCAGCGCACGTCGCGCACTTGTCGGTGGTCTTGTAGAACCGGAGGCCGTCAGTGGATACCACTTTCGGGTAGTTGCGCAGTCGTTCAACGATGTCAATCACTCTATCCTCCTCACTGGTACATCAACCGTCCTGCTCCCCGACGAGGGGTGACGAGTTACGGGGTGCTGCCACGGGGCTTCGTACGGTGCTGCGCTGCGCCTGCTCGGTTCCGAGCCTCGTTGTAGACGCTGTTCACGACCATCAACTCCGGGGCGCTCAGATACCCGAAGTCGGGCATCCTGCGCCGTTCGAGTCCAGCGGCCATCGTCTGCAGGATCATCTCGACAAGATCACGCATCACTCTATCCTCCTCACTGATACATCGACTGTCCTGCTCCCCGACGAGGGGGGACGAGTTACGGGGTGCTGCCACGGGACTTCGGTAACCTGATCAACACATCGGGTCGAGCCACTGCACATATCCTGTCATGCCCCTCGCGGTCAATATGCACACGCTCACACATCCTGACGGCCAGCCAGCGAACCACGAACAACGGGGCCAACTCCAACCACCACGCCAGCATCACTCTATCCTCCTCACTGGTACATCGACCGTCCTGCTCCTGTCCAGCCGCTCCTGCGCCACCTGCATCGCGTCCTGCAGGTTGATCGTGACAGTCTGGTCGATCTGCTTCGTGTCCCCGAACCGCTTCTTGTCCATGACCCCGAGCATCCACTTCCGAGTGTTGATGCGCAGGGTCGAACGGTTCACGTCCTCCAGCGAGTCGTCAGCGTCGGCGATTATGAGCATCTGCTGCTTGATCACCTCGGCCCCGGCCAGCCGCGCTTCGTCGTATCGGGCTCTGTGGCTCTCGTCGCGATACACCCACGAGATGAAACGC